CCCAATAGTAAGTGAGTGTGCCGTTGGAGTCAATTCTCATGGCCCTGAGTGGCAACAATTGGATGTTTACATGAGAAAATTCCCAAATCTCATAGGTGGTGACTACAGTAAGTATGATCAAAAGTTGCCCTCGCAATTGATAAATGCAGCTTTCAGGATTCTCATTGACTGCGGAGCTGCAATGGGTTATGCTAAGGCAGATCTCGACATTATGAAGGCAATATCAGCAGATGTTATATATCCGTTTATTGCATATAATGGTGATCTCATTAAGTTGATATCAGGAGGTCATATTAGTGGTAATAGTTTAACCGTTATCATTAATGGTATTTGTGGAAGTTTGAATTTGCGTATAGCTTATAAAAATATTTGCGGACCAGAAATACCTTTCAGGCAAAAAGTGGCGCTAATGACGTATGGCGATGATAATGCCGGTTCCAGTAGCGATGAACGATTTGGGATCAAAGCTATATCGGAATTTTTGGAAAAATATGGCCAGAAGTACACAATGCCTGATAAACATACAGAACTTAAACAATTTTTAGACGAGGATGAATTTGAGTTCTTAAAAAGAAAGTCTAAGTGGATACCAGAGATACAGTGTACTGTTGGTGTCCTTGATGAAATGTCAATTTTTAAATCCTTGCATTGTCATGTTTATGGCAAAAAAGAAATATTGACACCGGAGGAAAAAGTGGTTGAAGCCATGCGTTCCGCATGCACGGAATGGTTCAATCATGGTCGTTGTGTATATGATATTCGAATAGCACAACTTAAGAGAGTTGCGGAAATGGCAAACTTGCAAGGTTGTTGTCCTTTCTTAGACATATCATATGACGATCGCGTGCACGATTGGTTTAATAAATATGCACCTACCGCCTCAGTTACGACAGGGGCCCATACTGCACCAGGATGGTTAAATTAAAAGGTGGTGTAATTGATGGATACCAGAAAGGGAAAGGTCCCTTTGTTAGGCTTTGATTACATGTCGATTTGTATTTTATTTAAAATAGCGTGACGAGCAACCGAAAGATGTCATGTATTAATAGTGCAACTGTACATAGACTTATAAATAACGCACTGGACAATGTTTGAATATTTTTGAATTTTACTGCGGAGAAACACACTCCGATCAGACCCAAAAAGTCGTGGTGGATGCCACGCGCCGTGAGATTTTCTACGAACCTCAGTCTACACCCATCGATGCAGTTATCAAAACTGATGAGGGTACGGTAGGACGGGAAAATATCACGTTTCTTGATGGAGACACACAAACTATGTATGATTTGAAAACTGATGTGGATCCTACAAAAATGTTACTAGATGCAGATCAAGCTCCTTTAGCTGATTTCTTCGCCCGACCTGTCAAAATTCGGGAGTTTACGTGGAATGTGGGATCAGGATTAAATGTGTCTTTTGACCCATGGGCAGAGTTCTTTGATAACCCAAGGGTTTCTAACAGGATTTGTAACTATAATTTATTAAGGTGCAATCTTGTTGCTAAAGTGGTGATAAACGGTAATGCTTTCCATTATGGTAGATTAGTTATGAGTTATCTTCCTTTGGAAGGAGATGATGATATTTCTGTCATTTCTGGTTCTGTGGCTAATATCGTTCAAGCCACACAACTTCCTCATGTATATTTGGATCCAACCACGTCCACAGGAGGAGAGTTACGTTTACCGTATTTTTGGTATACGAACTATTTCCGTATACCACAACGAGATTGGATAGGCTCAGGCAAATTGTACATAAGAGCAATTAACAATCTCAAACATGCTAATGGGGCGACAGATAAAGTGTCCATTAGTGTTTTCGTACATGCAGAAGATGTACAATTATCCGTATTGACCTCACAAGAGCCTTTTGATATGCTTCCTCAATCAGAAATGGAAGAAGTTAATGACAAAGGTATTGTGAGTGGTCCAGCGACAGCTGTTGCCAATATAGCAGGTCGATTATCAGATGTACCTTATATAGGCAAGTTTGCTAAAGCAACAAATTTGGCAGCCAGTGCTACTGCGGCTATTGCTAAATTATATGGTTTTTCTAGACCAACAGAG